TACAGCAAAAATATGACAGGCTGACAGGCGACTCAGAGAGCTACGAGAACGATAGCAGGCATACCTTGCTTGAAATGCATGTAGACCTCGACTTAGTAGGCTTTGAAGATAAGGATGGGATTGCCCTTCCTTATGTGGTGACTATTGATAAGTCATCCAGATCAGTTCTGTCTATCCGGCGGAACTGGATCGAAGAAGACGAAACACAACAGCGTCGTGATCACTACGTCCACTACCAGTATTTGCCCGGATTGGGCTTCTATGGCTTTGGCTTAGTGCATATGATTGGAGGATTGTCTAAGTCGGCAACCTCGCTGCTCAGGCAGCTTATTGATGCTGGTACGCTCGCCAACTTACCCGGAGGGTTGAAGTCACGAGGTCTACGGATTAAAGGGGACGATACCCCGATAATGCCGGGAGAGTTTCGTGATGTGGACGTTCCGGGGGGTGCTATACGCGATAACATATCGTTTTTGCCTTACAAAGAACCAAGCAACGTGCTGTATCAGTTGTTGGGTGACATTGTTAATGAGGGGCGACGATTCGCGTCAGCAGCAGACGTTAAGGCGTCTGACATCAACGGGGAAGCACCAGTTGGCACCACGCTTGCTGTATTAGAGCGAGAAATGAAGGTGATGAGCGCTGTACAGGCTCGTATTCACCATTCAATGAATCAAGAACTGGCAATCCTGTCCGATCTTGTCAAGGATTACGGGCCATCAGAATACCCGTATGACGAGAAACTCGGCCCGATTGTTAGAGAAGACTTTGATGACAGGGTAGATATTATTCCCGTTAGCGACCCTAACGCAGGAACAATGGCCCAGCGCATCATGCAGTATCAGGCGGCATTACAGTTGGCACAGCAAGCGCCACAGATGTACGACCTGCCATTATTACACCGTCAAATGCTTGAGGTTCTAGGCATTCAAGACGCGGATAAGGTTGTCCCACTAGAGGATGACATCAAGCCGACTGATCCTATCAGCGAAAACATGAACATTATTAATGGCGAACCCGTTAAGGCATTCATGTACCAAGACCATGAGGCGCATATTACGGCGCACATGTCACTGACAGAAAACCCTGAAGTCATGAAGATCATGGAGAAGGCACCCAGCGCTGACGCAGCGATGGCAGCAATGGCCTCTCACATTCAGGAGCACGTTGCGTTCGCGTATAGAGCGAAGATTGAGAAAGAGCTTGGCGTTAATCTTCCCGGCCCTGATGAGCCGTTGCCTGAAGATATTGAGCTACGTCTTTCTAGACTTGTTGCCCCAGCCGCACAGCAGTTGACAGGCAAGGCACAAGCTATGGCTCAGGCAGAAAAAGCCGCCGAAGAGCAGGAAGACCCAATTGTACAGATGCGTAAGCAAGAACTTGAGATTAAGCAGCAGCAGGCTCAGGCCAAGGCGCAGTCCGACATGGCTAAAATCCAGTCAGACCTTGAGACCGCCAATAAGAAGCTGATGCTTGAAGCTGAGAAGGTTCAGTCTACCGAGCGCATTGAGGCAGGTAGAATATCTGCCAAGATGGCATCTGACAATGAGCGCAATGAGACCCAAAAAGAGATTGAAGGGTTTAAGGCAGGGTTTAATCTGGTCAGGGACGCATTAGATAATGAGTGAAAAAGCTACAAATAACTTGTTAAGTACACTACAAGTAGCGTATCGTAAGGAAATGAATGAAATAGCAGACCATTTAGCAATGGGTGGATGCACAACATTCGATGAATACAAGAAGTGTGTGGGAATGCTGGAAGGCCTCGCATATGCTGAAAGAGCGTTGCTAGACCTCAATGAGGTTATAGATCGCGACTAAATTCGCTGCATAAGGCAGTGCATGGCTACTCCAGAGGCCAATATCTGGTGCAGAGCGTGGAACATGACTGACACAGAAGAAACTAAAGCTAGCCAGCTACCGGAACCTAAAGGCTTCAAGATATTGATAGCCCTACCCAACCCAGACGAAAAGACTGAGGGCGGGATCATCAAAGCACATCAAACCTTACAAGTTGAAGAAATTGGTTCAATTTGTGGTTTTGTCCTGAAAATGGGCAAAGATTGCTACGACGATGACAAAAGGTTTCCAAACGGGCCTTACTGTAAGGAAGGTGACTGGGTTTTGATGCGATCCTATAGTGGAACGCGATTCAAGATTCATGGCAAAGAGTTTCGACTGATCAACGACGATAGCGTTGAGGCGGTTGTGGATGACCCACGAGGAATTGAAAAGGTATGAGCGAAGAAGCCGCACAGACTACATCCGAAGAGGATAAGTTCTTTGGCGTCAAAACCACCTTTGAAAAAGGCAAGCCCGTTACTGATAACGCGGTTGAGCTTGAGGTAGTTGATGACCGTCCAGAGGCAGATAGACGCCCCCCTGAGTCGGAAGCCGTCAAGGCTGGTTCTGACGAGGAACTTGAAAACTACGGCGAGAATGTACAGAAGCGTATTAAAAAGCTGACGTACAAGCAGCACGAAGAGCGCCGTAAGCGGGAAGAAGCTGAAAGGATGCGTGAAGAGGCGATTAAGGTTGCCCAGCAATACGCAGCTCAGAACCAGCAATTCCAGCAGGTAATTAGTCAAGGCGAAAAGTTTATTCATGAGCAGGCTCAACAACGTGCTCTAGCTATGTTTGAGAAAGCAAAGCAGGAATACCGCCAAGCCTACGAAGAAGGCAACACTGACAAGGTTGTTCAAGCGCAAGAAGAGATGATGTCGGCCAAGCAAGAGGCCACGGCAGCACAGTGGAATGCCCAGAGCGTTAGGCAGCCACAACCTCAGCAGCGCAGACCGCAGCAACAACAGCGCCCACAACAGCGGCAGGCAGCACCACGGCCAGCAGCGCCTTCACCTAAGGCACAAGAGTGGGCAGCCAACAATCAGTGGTTTGGCAAGCAAAAAGATATGACCGCATTGGCTTATGGTGTACATGAGACATTGGTTACTGAGCAAGGCATGGAGCCTGATTCAGACGAGTATTACGAGGCTATAGATCGCACGATGCGAACTAAGTTTCCCGAACACTTTGGCGCGGAAGAATCCGGTTCAGACTATACGTCTTCCTCGACCCGTCAAAGCCCCCCCGTGGTAACGGCCCCCTCTACGAGGAATAATGGTGCCAAGCCACGCAAAGTGAGGTTGAACCGAACCCAAATCGCTCTCGCAAAGCGATTAGGTATAACCCCAGAACAATATGCCAACCAGCTTCTAAAGGAGTCTTGATCATGGCACAAGAGCGCACAAAAAGGGACGCAGAGTCCCGTGAAACTGAAAATCGACCCACTGATTCGTGGAAGCCAGCCTCCGTGCTCCCTGTACCCGAAGCCCAAGACGGCTGGGTATTCCGGTGGGTACGCACGAGCACCCTTGGACAGTCTGACAACACAAATGTGTCGCAGAAGTTCCGCGAGGGCTGGATTCCAGTAAAGTCCGAAGATCATCCAGAACTTCAAGTTATGTCTGATATCAATTCAAGATTTGACGGCAATATTGAAGTTGGTGGTCTCTTGTTATGTAAAGCGCCAGCAGATCAAATGGAACAGCGAAGCGCTTATTATCAACAAGTTGCCGAGGGACAAATGGAATCGGTCGATAACAGTTTCCTTAGAGAAAATGACCCCCGAATGCCAGTTCTGAATCCAGAGCGAAGCACTCGGACAACCTTTGGTAGAGGCTAAGTCCCGTTAGGGGCGAGGCCTGATATTCTTCAAGGAGAATACATATGGCTATTGTAGCTGCCCCCTCTGGTGCAGAACCCGTAGGCACACTAAGTGCTTCCGGTTCTTTCACTGGTAAGGTACGCCATATCAAGATTGCGTCTGCTTATGACACCTCAATCTTTTATGGTGACTTTGTTAAATTGGTAGCGGCTGGAACTGTAGAGAAATCTGCTGTTACCACTGCTGTTGTTGCTGGTACTGTTGGAATCTTCGTAGGCTGTGCTTACACCGATCCCACAACCAAGCAGCCCACGTTCAGTCAGTTCTGGCCTGCGGATAACGCAGCGACAGATGCTGTTGCATACGTGGCCGACGATCCCAAGCTTGTGTTCCAGATGCAAGCAGATGAAGCTATTGCCCAGACTGGTCTTGGTAATAACGTATCTGCTGTTAATACTGCTGGTTCTACAGACATTGGTCGCAGCCGCAACGCACTGGATGGTGGTTCTGTTGCAACCACTGCTACCCTTCCACTCCGAATCGTTGAATTTGTTGACGGCCCAACTAGCGCGGTAGGTGATGCATTCACCGATTGTCTCGTTACTTGGTTGCCCGGCAGCCATGCATACGATACGGCTCTAGGCGTTTAAGGAGACTGACTAATGGCTATTTCACGCGCACAAATGTTGAAAGAGCTTCTCCCCGGTCTGAACGCCTTGTTCGGTCTGGAGTATGAGAAGTACGAAGATGAGCACACGATGATTTATGAAACTGAATCATCTGAGCGTTCATTTGAAGAGGAAGTGAAGCTATCTGGCTTTGGTTCTGCACCTGTTAAGGCTGAAGGTTCTGCCATCAGCTACGACTCAGCGCAGGAATCATTCACTGCCCGATACCAGCACGAGACAATCGCTCTGGGTTACAGCATCACAGAAGAAGCTATGGAGGATAACCTCTATGATTCACTGTCTGCTCGTTACACCAAGGCACTTGCTCGCGCAATGGCTCACACTAAGCAAGTCAAGGCGGCTAGCCTGTTGAACAACGGTTTTACCTCGTTCAACTCTGGCGACGGCGTTAGCTTGTTCAACACAGCACACCCATTGGTATCTGGTGGCGTTAACGCTAACCGACCAACGGTTGCTACTGACTTGAACGAGACCTCATTGGAAGACGCAGTTATCAACATCGCTGCTTACACCGATGAGCGTGGCCTGCTGATTGCAGCACGTCCTCGTAAGTTAATCGTACCCCCCTCGCTGATGTTTGTGGCTACTCGCCTCATGGAAACTGATCAGCGTGTTGGCACTGCGGATAACGACATCAACGCCCTGCGGAACAACGGTTCGATCCCAGAAGGCTACTCAGTCAATCATTTCTTGACTGACAACAACGCTTTCTTCATCACAACCGACATTCCTAACGGCATGAAGCACTTCCAGCGCACTGCGATGGAGACTTCAATGGACGGAGACTTTGATACG